CAGGAAGTATCTGAGGAGATCTTCCAGGAGATTACACCCGGCACCAAACTTAGTCCCTCTCCCTCGGCCTGCTACCAAGCCACCGTCCGTGAGGGCGGGGCGTATAGCTTATTTAGGCCGATGGAACCGCCTGCACAGTTCGAAGAGGCAATCCTCGGTTCGCTCCGTGCGTACTCCGCCTCATTTGAGAGGTGGAGGAGAGATGTCTTGTCTTCGTCGGTGGCCGGCTCGATGCCGGCTCTCGATTCGTACTCGACATGCTCTGTCCAGATCATTCCTGAGCCTTCCAAGTTCAGGATTATTTCGAAGGGCGATGGATACGTCTATACCCGTTGTCAACCCGTGCAAGGGGCCATGCTTGATGCGTGGCGCCGAAGCCGGTATTCCACAATGGTGGGAGACATTGATGCAAAGGTTCGAGTGCTTGCTGCGAACACCGAGTTTCCTCTGTGGTGTTCGGGAGATTTCAAAGCGGCGACAGACACTTTGGACTGGAGGGCAACCGCTGCGGCCTTGGTGCCGATAATGCGGTCCACTCAGTTCATGTGGCTGTTCGACGCGATGAATACTCCTACTTGGATGGAATTTCCTGATGGCAGGGCTGGTTGGCAGATCGGGGGTCAACTCATGGGTCATCCCTTGAGCTTTCCCTTGCTTTGCGTGATCAACCTTGCCTTATTCCGTCTGGCTCTGTGGCGCTATTGTTCTCCTATGGGTCGTTACGGCCTTTCTCTCTATAAACGATGCAAGCATCTTGTTATCGTGAATGGGGATGACATCCTCTTTAAGTGCGACGGCAGTCTTTATCAAGTCTGGCGTCGGACCGTAGAGGAAGTCGGACTGATCATTTCGCCGGGAAAGAATTACGTTTCGCGTGACTACGCGGTCGTTAATTCACGTCTGTACTATGCGCCGGATCAGCGCAGGTTTCGACGTCTTGGGTATATCAATCTGAAGCTTATAAAGGGCTTCTCTTTGAAAACCGGAGATTCTCGTGCTACTCCTGATCAGATCGGAAAGGACGTATCGGAGATGGTTCGGCTCTGTCCCCAGGCTTTGGGATGGGTTCCAGCGGCATTCAGGAGGTTTCGACTTCCTTGGGTGCCTAACTGGTATCTTCCCGTATCCCTGGGGGGTTTCGGGCTGGATCCGACCCTGGCGCCAGATGACGTTCTCATTTCGAGACGTCAGAGGCAGATGGCGGCTATCTTTGTTGCGGATCGCCGCCTAAGGTTATTCAGGAAACTCAGCAACGGGGCTTTGAGCATGCTCAGGAAGCACTCCTGGTTCCTCAACGTTCGGGTCTTAGAACCCGACGAAGAAGAACCTTCGGAGAGCCCCTGGGTGGTTCGACTCAGTCAGTGGGATTACGCGATGTTTGGGCCTCGGGCTCCGGCGGATTTGATACCGTCGAGGCTCCGGCTCACGCGTCGTGTTAAAGCAATGACGGATGCAGGTTTGCTCCGGCATTGGTCAGATCGGCTCGCCCTCGCGGACGCGCCCGTCTGTCCCGAACTGACTGTGGTTGCTCATTAGCCTATGGGGTTCTGGCGGTTAAAGTGGACCAAAACGGTGGGGGTGGTAAGGAGGGAGTGACCCGATATTCAAGGGGCTACCCATACACCTACCTTAATAGTTCCGTGCTAAGAGTGGGACTTTGAGTTGACCGGCCTTTCGCCGGGATGACAAGAGGTCCCTCTCGGAATGCCGAGA